TTTCATACCACGTTCGTAATTTAAAATAGTAAGCCCACCACCCGCGCTAGGGTCTTTCGGGGTGATAGTTAACTTCTTTCCGACACCTGCCAAAGAGGCACCAATGCGTGTCTTCTGTGAACCTGATGTAGCCATTAGATCAACCTCGCGTTGTGAGATGAGGTCGGTGCAGTCGGAATTGCGGTAATGGTTGCTGTTGTTGTTGAACCAACATAATCAGTAATATCTGTCACCACACCCTTCAGTGTACCGTCGGTGAACACCAGTAAACGACCATTGTACTGATCGTTCGTCGCACTAGCGGCAGCTCCATCTACTTGGTTAAGTACAGCAGCGGTAGTTGACCCACCTGCTGTAGTGAAGGTTACAGGGAGCCCTGTTGCTGCATTAGCCACGATATAGGCAAGTTGTGCAGCAGTGGGTGTGCGAGCTTCAAACTCAGTGTTGGTCGGCGGGTCATAAGCGTTAAGAGCATCGGTAGCTTCCTGCTGAATCGAGGCTAATGCAGTAGCATTCCAAGTAGACGTGCCATCTGATTTTGGTACTTTTGCCAGCTCTGTGGTCAGTGCTGCAATTTCAGTATCGACATAGTCATCAATTGCAGATAGTTGAGTATCCAGGTTCGCCGTGGCTAAGCCTACTGCTGCTCTGATATTGGCTTGGTTAATTCGTTGAGTTTGAACCAATGTAGGTGTACCAGTACGCTGATCGTCCAGATTTACCATGCCTCTAACGTGTACCGTACCGTCAACACCTTGCAAAGTTACTGTCCCACCACTAACTGCGTCAATTGATATTGTGCAGTTTGAATTGATACCAGTGATAGTGATACCACCTGACCATCGACGGTAAGAAAGATTCAATGCAGATGCGGGTGAACCACAAGCAAATACAGGAGCACTCGTGCCAGCAACAATAGACGTACAATCTATGAAGTCATAATCACCTACAGAATTAAGTGTTAACGTTCCGGCAAATAGGCAATGATGGAGATCTCCATTCGCGATGGACACCCCTGTAGAAAACTCACATCTCTCCCAATGAGGGGCTCCGGAAGTGGAAGCGTATGTTCCCCCAACGACTAATGCGTTATAAAAACTGGAAAGAGATACGTCTCTGGAACCGCCAGTAGTGGTTAACGACCATTGATCACCAACGAAATCATAGTTCGTCATATCCGCACCGATCTGTACTGTGCCCGATCTGACAATCATAAACTTACGCAAACCCAAAGCATCAGCAATTGTCTTAGCTGCTGCAACTGTACTGACAGGGTTGGTTGTAATACCATCAACCCATGATACGGTGTTAGTGTTTACAGCCGGGCCTATCCATACAGCACCTAACATGTACTTAGCATGGTTATTGGTGATGTTGGTTACTGTACCTACTGTTGTATTCGTCAACGCTAGTGACGTTGTTGGATTTTCAACATTACCCAAGTCAATACCTGCTGCTCCAGTTGCAGTAACATCTAGGGTGTTACCAGCAGTGATTTTTGGTCGATACAGTTCAATGGTTCGAGTTACTGGTGCCATGCCTGCATGGGTAATATGGAACACCATTTCTTGTGTCTCATCTCCAGCATCAATGGTCATATCTTCATCAAGCAATAGTTCGTAAACACCAGGCATATTGGTAGAATCAGTCTCGTTTATCGTAGGTGTCGTGAATGCCGCTGAAGCACCGCCATTACGCGAACGGTATACAGTCCACGTTGCTAACCCTGTCTCTCGTGTTTTCAGATCTGTTGCGTCAACAGCAACAAAATAAATATACTGATCGGTAACTCCACTTGCTATTCGAGTCATGCTATCACCCCAGTACCTATTGCTTGTATCCCCACAACTCCGCTCGCAGTAGCTCCACCCCCTCCACCAGCACCATCATCTGCGTGTGAGAAAATAGGAAATATGCCATAGATGCTATTATTATCATCTGTACAATTACCTAAATCATTTCGAGTAGTAGCATAAAATGATGTACCAACTACACCCGCTAAATGTGTGTTAGATGGCCAATCCCATCTCACCATGGCTTGAGTATCTGTACCCATAGCTTCCATAGTAATTGCATAAGTAGTTCCTGCTGCACAACTAAACCCACTACCAAACATAATATCGTGATGAAGCTCGCCAGCATAAACTTCACCTTCTAATGTAACTGATTTTTCTGCTACTGGAGATGAGGTATGTGACGATAGTAGTTTAATTTTAACGTCATCATTCGCACCTGGAGCAGATCCACCTGACCATAAAACCCTAGCGCCAATACAAGTCATGGGCACATTTAATGAAAATCTATTTCCACGTTCATCTGGATTTGTTCCAGATCCGAATGATTGAGTTGAACAAGTATAGGCACCTAGTAGCCCAGCCACTTGCATATAAGTACCGCCTGAATCAGCTAACCCAAAACACCATCCAGAGTTATTGTTTGCATCTCTAGTCCAAGAACCTGCTGACTCTTTAGTTTTAACAGTAGGGAATGCAACCAGAACGTTTATGCCTGTTGCTAATCTTATTTCTAAATCTCTGTTCCAGCCTGCTCCTGCTGTTAAAACTACAGCGTATACAGTACCAGCCGTTATAGTTGCAGTACCTGCCATACCAGAAATAGTATGATTATCAGCGGTTGAAATAGTTGCTGATCCAGTTGCTGAATTAGTTACAGCACCGGAAGGATCACCAGTAGTTACATTTTCTAACGTTGCTTCTATATTTCCAGCAGATCCAGCAGTAGTAACTGTTGATACGACAAATGATATTAAATCAGGTACAGTAGATGATTGGGCTATAAATAGAATAGCTAATTTATCTCCAGCAGCATTAAATTGAAAATTATTTGCTGAACCAACCCCAGTACCTGTAAATCCTCCGTAAAACGGGGCTAAGACAACTGGATGCGGTAATGCTGTTGCAGTCATTTAATCACCTTAGTCTTTACTGAATCTATATCCAAACCTACAGCATCATTTAGATTTGATAAACCAAATAAGGCTAATGCCACTTTTATATTGAACGGGATGCTATCAACCAGTAGGTTCACTTCATCCATACTATCAAACGCTACACCAAGTTTATTTGCGAATCTGACAGAGATTTTACCGTCCTTAGACTTATGAACTTTTGTTATCTGCATTACTGACTGATCTCCTGAGTTACACAATTATTTGGGCCGTAGCAATTAGTAATCGTAAGTTTTGTAAATGTAGGCGCATTGGCTGTTGATAGTACTGTTACCTGAACCGGAGCTGATTTACGCCCTTCCAACTTGCCCTCTACTGTGCTGATAGCGAACTCATACATACCAGGATCAGCGTTGGGCATCGTATAGCCGCATTTGTCGCCCACTATGTCGATAACAGCCGGTGAGGCCTGATTGTAACTGTAATAGAGTCGATAGCCACTGATTGACGAGATTGCCGTGCCATCCTCGCGCAACGTCGGTTTATCACACGTCAGCTCGATAGTCGCAGCGCTAACCGCGTTACACAACAGTAGCAATACTGTGATCAGCAATACTCTAATCATCTTCACGCCCCTCGTAATAATCCTGAGTCTCTGAGTAGATCTGTTTGTCTCGCTCATCCATGCGCCTCGCCCACAATCCATCAACGAACCATGCAATCGCTACTGCTGCGATAATGACCAGTACTGTGATTATGATCATTTCTTTCGACTACCTCCGCATTCATTGACTCGATGAACCCTCGGTTATTCCTGGTTATCGTAAAGCGGTAATCAGGTCGGTGCATCATTCTGTCAATGGCTTGGATCAATGGTGTAGTATCCACAGTCACATTATTCACCGATTCGACCCTCGGTGTACAGTCAATTGTTGGCGTGCACTCAACAACGGTGCTGTGTGCGGCGAGTTTACTAATTGCTTCCGTCAATTTTTTGATCTCGGATAACACCGCAGAATTGTCAGGCACCAACGCCTTCAGTTGTTCGATTAACCCTTCAACAACCAACCGTTGCGGTTCGATTTCGATCTCCGCACCGGACTTCCGCATCTCTTCCAGTTCTTCTCGACTAATTGGCATTTACGCAATCTCGCAACTTAGTGATCATGTTCAGTCGTTTTACTGTTCTATCGTACACCACTTGTTTCAATTCGCGTACTTTCGTCTTCTGCCCAGTCTCTTCCAATACGTCTTCAGTTGTGATTTTTTCATCCCCGAAGTTTGGTTTAGGTCTAACCCTGGGTTCAGCCTTAGTGATGGTGAGGTTCATCCTCTTATAAATCTCAGCCACACTATACCCGGTCTCCTTCGCCTTCACAGTGATATACGCAGGGATCAGCACCGCGTTCATTCGTGCGCTTTCCTTCGACATGCGACCTGTAGCGACGAGCTGATCTACGATATCTTTGAAGATAGCATCAGCTTCGCTCTTGAGTTCAGCGTTCGCCTTGGCTTCTTCCATCAAGTTCTTGATGGTATCGCCCGCACCGGTATCAACCTCGTTCTGCGTCATCGTGTTCTCATTAACACGCATGTGTGGACGAGCCGCTTTAAGCAGTTCTGGATTATTTACAAAGTCCTTGGCGAGCTGACTCATTGTTACAACAACATCACTACCCAGTCCGTCAATCTGCTCTTTAACATAGTCGGGTACTTGGAGTCCTTCGAATGCAGCAGGATTGATCCTAACCTCGGTGTTCTCACCGATGTCATCCTCGAACCGTTTGAATACTTTAGAACTGCGCTTAGCTGTCGTACTTTCCTGAAGCAGCTTGATGTGTTTGTCGAGGAACTGCTGTTCCACCATGGTCTGCTGAATAACATCCATAGCACCTGTGGTGGTTTTACTCTTGACATTGCCTCTGTAGGAGGGAAGTAAAGCTCTGATAATTCCGCCCGTAATACCGGCCACCGTTGCTTCTTGTTCAACTCCTTGAAATATCTTAGCGTCTGGATTCGTTGAGTACTTCTCGATCAGGTTGTGACCAATCGCTTCGGTCACCTCGGTTAACGCTTCAATACCGCCACCGATACCCACGTCAGTCAACTTCCGCATAACGGAGTTTTTGACTTCCAATGGGACACGGTTTAACAGTTTATCAAGTCCAAGCTTCTCAATCGTAGCGGTCACCATCCCGCTCGCAACAAGTGCGCTGTCACTCTCACCGTAGGTGCCTGACTGTTTCTGCCGTTCAGCCTGCTGTTCAACACCTGATGTGAACAGTGTGGGTACAAGCATCTGTGGTGCCACAAGCATGGTTGCAATCTGCGAGGCAACCTGACCTATCGCACCTGCGACCTGCATACTGGTACGACCTTCAGACAGTTTTGCCGGAGATAACCACTCACGCGCCTCGTTGAGCTTTTCCTCTGCACCGAACAGTGCGTCGGTCAGTGTTTTAACCTTTTCCCCTTTCTCTGGCTCAATCAAGGTGATCGGAGTAGTGAGAAACTCAGCAAGACCTTCTGGCAAATATTCCTTTATCTTCCGCTTGCCTATCTCCATCGTCTCCCCAGCACCGCCGAAGAAGGTACTTGGGAACGACAACACACCCGAGTTGAACGCACCTAGGTGGTTTGCAATCTCAGACAGCACACCGATGTCATCATGCGATACTTCAGCGTTCTCCTGGTTAGCAAGGAACCTCGAAAGAGCGGGGTTCTTCAGTGCTTCGAACTCGGAAAGTCGTTGTCGTTTCTTCGCTTCGTCGAAGTTGTTCTCAACGGTGGTCGGACTAGCGTCAAGCGCTTCGGCAAGTTGATAGACAGCCGCCTGCCGGTCTGGATCTTTGTCCATCGCGTGCTTGAGGTTTGATGGTGTTTGAGGTGTTAACTCAATCAGATCAGGAGGTGTGGTAGCCCCACCCATTCTCTCAATAATAAGTTCTTCAAGACCAGTCGAATCTTCCGTTACAGGCTCAATGTCATCAGGTGTAGTCTCTGGTGCAGGCCCGCCCATGACTCTGAGGATAGTGGCATTAAGGCTGTTTTCTTCGCTTTCTTCGCTCACTCTCGTAGAACTCCAAGAATTGCTGATTGTTAGGATATCGCCCTGTCAATTTGTATGCTGTGTTGATGATCATTTCTGACAATTCCGGGTCAAACTCTGTCGCTATTTTTTTAACAAATCGTTCTTGATTTTTAGGACTGAGTCGTTCAGGTTCCGCTAACCCGACATTCAGCACCTCTTCGAAACGGTCAGTCTTGTCGTTTTCCAACATGTCACGCATGACTATGTTAAGTTGCGCATCTTTCACTTTCGACGGGTTCTTGAGAGTGACATCAATCATCTGTACACGCTCTTCATCGTCCAACTTGTAATACTGTTTCTCTTCCTTGCTATCAAATAAACCAGTAGCAGTCGGATCTAACTCAATAGCGGCATGAGCGTTTCGTATTTCATCAAGTGTGTCTTTATCAGTGATTTTCACGTTTGCGTTAGCTTGTCTTTCCATCCAAGTTAATACATGATTTCGAACTGCGTTCATAGTGGCAACGTCACTATTACTATTTCCTAAACCGAATTCGGAGGCAATTGTTTGAGCAACTGTGAAAGGTGAATCCCAATCCTCGGGAACTTCACCCTGTTGTGAGATTTTTGAAAAGAACGCCTGATCCTTTGGTGCAAGATGTTCAAGTTCGATTCGTCCTGTCTTAGGATCAGGAGTGATGAGGAACTTGCGAAGACCCTCGTAGTCCTTTTTTGCAATGTAACCGTTCAACTTATCAATCGTCCAAATGTTTGATGTTTTCGGAGGCACTTTTCTCGCCTGATCGACACGAACCAAAATGGACTTATGTTGTGGAAGCATTGCATTAAATTCTGTACTATTGGTGTCCAGCTTTTTTTCACCCATTAGTACTGATAAAAACTCTCGTTGATAGAGATTTTCTGACATCTCCAACTTCGCTGCCTTGATGTTCTTATGTACGTCTTCACCACGGATCTCTACTTTTCGTTTGAGGTCGGTGTTCTCAATCTTAGATGTCGCTTTCCACAGGTCAGACAGTGAGAAATTGCTACCGAGAGATGTGACAATTTGCTCAGCCTGATCGTTTAACAAATCATCATCTACTTGTCGTTCAAGCTCAGCCAATTTTTCTGGTGGAACATTGTTCTTAATAATATCGTCTTGTAACAATTTCTTTCGATCAGCAGGTGCTGCCTTCATAAGTCGGCCTAATGCCGCTTCTTGTTTGAACCGCTGTTTAAATTCAACCGCAGTGGTGTCCTTCATCCACCCGACTTCTGCCATTTTAGTAGCACGGTCATTCAAACTATTGATCATGTGTTCAGCTTCAATAGGATCGTCAGTCTCCACTATTTCTTTGTGAGCCTTCTCAGCATCAGTCATCAGGTCAGCGACCTTCTTGTCGCTTTCCTTCGAAAAAGCAAGTGCATTGATCCGTGGACGGTTGGCTTCGACACGCTCCTGAACGTCTAACATGAATAAGTTACGTGCTTCTGGATCACTGATATTCTTAATGAGTCCGTCCACTCCTTCAGAAACAGACTGTTCCCATCGGGGGACAATTGTTTCGTGGTCATCGTCGTTATCGTAAGCACTGTTCTGCTGGTGAAGAAGGATATTGAACTTGCTGCGAGCTTCAGCGATTTGATACTGAGTACGCTTATCTTTAATGCGTTCTACAGCACCGCTTATCTGCTCCCCAAGCGCACTGAGGTTCGGCGTAGCAACAGAGCTGATCCGTGAACTGGGTGTGACTGTGCGACGTTCAAGACGTGGAATAGTTGGCATTACCCTCTCCCTCTCCCAAAACCGCCACCACCGCCACGCCCGCCGCCTACTGGATTGGCACTACCTCCTTTTGGTGCCCCTCCCGCGACCGCGCTACCTACCGCTTCGCCTACATTTACAAGACTCTTTGTTGTCGCCATTCTCTTAGCCATCTTGCCTTCGTGCTTCTTCAGCTTGGCAGCATAAATCATTCCCTTCGCCTCCTGCTCGCCTGCAAACAGTGTCGACAGTACATTGTAATCGGCAGTTGTCTTGATATCGGCCAGTATGTTATCGCTAACTCCCCCACCGCCTGCTGCCATCGCAGCAATCGCATCAGAAGCAACTTGTTCACCAATCTTACGTTGTTCGTAAGCGTCTTGGGTTCCTGCTGCACGACGTGCAGCCGCAGCCAATTCCATCTGCTTAGCCTCCGCATCAGCAGCGTACTTGGCTTGCCGTCCTTCCAGATAACCAAAACCAGCGTCGATTAATTTTGCCATACGTATGTTCGCTTATAAAAATGTTCAAATCCAATCCGCTGTAAAAATGTCTCGGAATTCATTTCTTCGTCGTCTGCTATTGCATAAATGTCACAAGGGTATCTGCTCAGTATCTTCTTGAACTCTCTGGCTGCACGCATGATCCACTTAGGATATCTGCGCAGTTCGTCCTTGATCCAGCTTACCGCTTGAGGTGGGCTAGTATTGATAACGAACGCGACCAGCACAGGTTCTCCTTTCAGCTCAACTGTTAACCCGCGCAGTGATTGTTCAAACGGCTCATCGTAAAACGCCAATAAGTCTGTTCTAGTTATTGGTCTTACTTTCGGATTCTCGGACGCCATAGACCACCGCTTTTATCATGCAAGGAGCTGTTGCGCGTATCCATACTCGTGAGTTGGTGTCATAACTCCCGTTGAACGGGAAGGAGTCTTGATCATAACTTGCACCATCGTACCCTTCGATAACCCTGAGATTAGCAGAATCCAGGCCGACACTCAAACCTGGGCCGTATAGGTTAGACGCAATGAACGCCACGTTCTCAATTCGCGCTCGTCGAGTCAGCACGCTGTATTCCGTGTATTCGGCTATTTTGTTAGACTGATAATCCGCCGTATAACGAAGCCCAGCAGTGACATTGGTCTTGCCCGCTGCAATCGTAACCGATCCACCTGACACGACATAATCGCCCAGGTCGGCACCGTCTGCCCAGACACCAATGGTTTCACCGTTTAGATGGGTTAACCCTGTCAATGTCGTACCGGGTGATGTGTAACGAACATGAGAATCATGTGGATGACTCTCGCTAAACATAGTCAGCTTTTCCAAATGATATGTTCCGTTACGATTTATCGAGAAATACACCTGATCCTCTGATGTCCCTGGGAGCACGACAACATCATCGAATGATCCGTCGGTCTCTAACCTCGCCCATGCGGTAACCTGTTCAGTTAGATCGTTCAGTAGTACAAGACAATCACCGTCTTCCAATATCAACCACAGTCGGTTTTCTGGTTGTCTGGAAACAGCCATACGCTTGATACCTACCGAAGCAATCTGAGGGTGCATGACCATCAAATCTTCGCTTTCATGCGCATCAAGCTGCACATCGTAAAATAATCGAATCAGCTTGGTCGTGGTATGGTGCACGAAGTAAACAGCTTGACCAGACTTCACAAAGTCGCAGATGGACGACCCCTGACCGCTGTTATCCTTGATGTTCGCATTATCATTGGTCATTACCTCACCAAACGCATTCGAACGCATCAACAAATCTTCGTTTGGTAATCCAATCAACAGCCGAGAAGTCGGGCAGATCCAGTTGATGTCATCCACTGGGCCGATACCGATTGTTCGGCTAATCGGCGCACTGCCTCCGGTCACAGTATCATCAAACGAATAGTAGCTGTCCGACTCCGAACCCCATATGTGGTTACTACCGGAGAAGAACAGCCGACCTTCATAAATGCACAGGGCCGACGGATACCCGTCTGTTGCGTTCCATTGACCTTTATACCAGTCACGTGTAGCCACTGTAGCACCGAAGTCTTCCAACACCTGAACACTCACTACGGTAGAACTGGTGTAAGCGGTCACTCTGGCTATGCCTGTAATCGCACCTGATGAATAATTCATGCTGAGTACGACCGGCCCCGATGTAAAACTCCCAGTTTTGACCCATAGACGATAGTATAAAATCGAGTTGTCGAACCCGTCGTCATAGGTGGTACTGGTGACGCCTGAGTATGTCGGGCTCAAGTCTTCCCAGATGGTGTTATCAGCAGACCGTTGTAAAGTGACCGTTGCGACGAACGTACCACTGATGTTGATGGTGAAAATCCGTGATCCTGTGACCCCTGTGACCCGAATAGAGCCTGTCCCATTGTCCTGAGCGTTTACTTCAACAGCTACGTTCTGACCCGCTGAAGTGAGCTTGTACAATGCACCGACATCTGTCGACTTGAACAATGCCGCAGAAGCAGTCAACGTCGTGTTCCCACTGAGCGCCGCCGCTGTCAGTGATACTTCAGTAATGTTGATCGTACCAAACGGCCCGTTGTTAGCGCGATAGTCAGCGATACCCCATGAGTATGTACCGCGTCGTTCAACCTTGATCGGTGCTTGGTCACGTACTGCAATGAACACCACATCAGCCGATTGATGATACCGGATATAGGGAAGATCTGCCGCTGTGATGGTCGTCGGCAGAATGAAATCACCGGTCGTCTCGAAGTCAATGCTACCGATCAGCGTGCGAATGTTGTCAGAATTCGTCACTGTGATGGTCGGGTTCGACGCAGGTGTAAACAGAATCGAATGTGTCCCTGGATCAAGCGTACCGTCAAAAATATTCGAACTACTCACACCACTGGTTCCGATTCGAATACGAGCAGGCGCTTCGGCAATCACAATGCGTACCGCATGAGGCACCGCTGTAGTGGTGATGGTCTGGTAAATATTGGCAGATGTCGATCCTGCGCCAGTGAGGCTGGCATACCCCGCTGCCCATACTGACGACGACCCCACACCGTCTGCAACTGTCCATCCGGTGATGTTACTGGTGAAGTTCGGATTGGTAATGGTTGAAGCTACTGTGGTGCGAGTGACAATCGCGTCGTTCACCACGATACGCAGTTCACCATCGCTGAATAACAATATGGCCTTGTCGTTGATACCTTTGACGAACGGTACTGTGTAAGTGTACCCGTCTTCCGTTAGCCTCCATTGAAGCCCTGGGCGATACACCATCGGGCCTAACCGGGTAGGTAGGAAATTCGTCATCAATGCTGCGGAATTTCTCACCCGGTCAATATCATCTCGTGCTATCGACTCACTGCCGATCTCACCCCGGTTGAACTTATTGATTACAGTGGTCAGAGGCATCACGGTCTCCCGCGATAGGGTGCACCAGAATAGCGAGCGCGAGTCCAAGAACCACTGGCTATCCGACGTGGTGGTGACTGCATGATATCGATATTCTTGGCTTCACTTTCGATCTCTTTGTAAATCGCGTCAGGCATTCCTGGGTCAACACCCAATGAACTTGCTACGTCTCGCGCCATGGCCGCAGACACAAGGCGTCTGAAGTACGAAGGCCAATACCCAGGCATAGTTAGGTAAGCATTGCTGACGAATTGGATGTAAATCGTATCAACATTGGTGTAAATGTACTCACCTTCGTCTTTGTAAGTCTTCAATGGATATTGCATCATCTCGTCTTCGAAGATGCCGTCCAGCCGGTGCATGTCGTCAGGCTTGTCGAATACCCTGTTGTAACCCCACTCAGGCTCAAGTGACGGGTTGTACTGGGCTTCATACGATTGAATTGCCCAATGCCATCCTGTCTTCTCCAACAGATACTCGATCAGATTCGAAGATCTGGCCACGTCCAACTTCACCTTGCGGTCTGAGTCGTCGCTGTTACTGTTGATCTCATCAAGCCCCAATAACAACAGAGCATTGTTATAAATCGCTCGCCAGTCGTTAGTAAGGGTGACGCCCTCGTTGCTTGATCGCTTGTCAGGCTCTTTGCTCTGACGCAGCGCGATAGCCTCTTGCACCCTGGAAGTGAAATCAGCAGAGACTCTCTCCATCTCGTCAGATGCAATCCGAGGTGCGACCGACTTCGCCAGATAAGCAGCAACAACCTGGGCAAAAGATCTGTCCCACAGGCTAAGCGCGTAACCATTGGAGATATACCGTAGGTAAATCGTCGTGTAATTGCAGGCAAGCGTACCGCCTTCGACGATGTACCGTGAAATAGGTTGATCCAGCTTCTCATCGCTGTACAACTCGACCATGCTGATGTAATCAGTAGGGAGTGTGAACACATTATCGTAAGCGTGTTGGCTGCTGGTAGTGTACGTAGTAAGTTTGGAAGTCTTACGGGCGAAAACAGGGGCGACCAATTCAAGACAGTAGTCCACCCCATTCGCATACGCCGTGTCTAAACGGTAACGCGCCTCAACGTCATCCGTAACAGTGGTCAGTTCACGCTCGCCTACAAGGAGCAGTGCTTCGTTGTACAGTGACAGTTGAGTCGTTGCCATAGTTTAGCTCTTCAGTGCGCGCAAATATTCAGTCTTCTCCCGTTCCGCATCGTGCTTGGTGGCGATACCTTGGATGATCGGGTCAGGGTTTCCTCGTTTCATAATACACCACTTTTGCTGACCTCGTAACTTAACGAAGTGTTCTTCTTGTACTTCTGGAACCTCTTCTTCTTCGAAAATTCGGTATTCCAACAACTGCAATCGGACATCGTGACCGTTGGCAAAAGTGACTATCAACTTAGCCCACATCGTACCACCAGCGTCTACAATGCGAACTTCGTCATTCAATCGCATCTTGGTCGCACTGTGTACCCATAGGGCAGGATCAATCAGAGCTTCTTTACTGACTTGTTCAGGAAGTTCGACGTTAAATTGTTGGTATCCGAACTGAGCGAGCTGTAATTGAGAGGGTTTTAATGGTGTTATTTCCACAATTCATTCTCCAAAAAGGCCGGTAATCCGTACCGGCAAAGGCAAAAACCGCCCCGAAGGGCGGTCGTTGTGGGCCGTTATCAGGTCGTAAACGGTGTTGCCAGTGTGCCGGAGCCCACATGGATACCTTTTACCAGCCACAGAGTTGAGCTTAATGCTTCAAACTCAGTCCAGCTACCAATCAGACCACCAGTGGTACTACCATTGCTGGCCATACCAATGTGAGTCGTACCGTTAGCTACCTGACCTTCGCTGGTGGCGGAGGTGTCGATAATCTGGTTAACGTTACCAACCAAGAATACCGAAGCTGCTGAAGTGTTTACCGTGTAGGCGTTACTGGTTACAGATACCGTCGCCACGAACCGGAACTTCATACCCGGTACAGGAGTTGGCAGGGTGTAAACAATACCCGCAGCGCGGTCAAACAACACAGTGGCACCCGCTTCAGCCTTGGTCAGAGTCTTGGTAGCACCTTGACCAGAGATCAGCTTGTTACCGACAGCACCTTCCGTCAGGTTACGCACAGTTGACTTGATTCTCCAAGCCACTGCCGAAGCAGGGATTGCAGTCACAAGTGCAGGCGTAAATGTCAGGGTTGCGCCGTTGGAAATGTCAGCGTCAGCGTTAGCAGTTAAGGTATACTCATTCTCAGGGTCGTTATCAAACGTGATCACGTCCCCTACAAGAGTTGTACCTGTACCAGCCGATGCCGCTGTAACGGTGGTAACACCAGCGGCATAACCAGCCGTGTTAGTCGTTCCGTTAATGGCCGTGCCCGTAGTCGCCCCGTTGATTACTGCTAACTGTGTTGTAACACCGTTAGTGGTATCAATGTGAAACACAATATCACCTTGGGTCATGCCAAGCTTAGCCGCATTGGTGATGTAGTTAATTCCGCTCACTGTTGCCAATGAATCGGCAGAACGATACAACCAGATATTACCGGTTGCACCAGCTCGTCCTGCGACACGCGCAGGAGGTGTGCTAGTTGAATAAGCCATGGTTCATTCCTCCCCTTAGCTCAACGCAGAATCGTTGTGCAGCATTTTCACTACACCACTGTTCTGTAGAAGTTTAGAACCCATGTACTCGGTGCAGCGTGCCCAAGACTTGTCGTTCTTCTCATCGTAACCGACATAAGTCTTGGTTCGCGCTGTATCCATCGCATGACCAATGGCCTTGCGAGAGTACATGAAACAGGTAGCATTAGCAGTACCAACACCAGGAAGACCCGCATCAACGATCCAGTTCACACCGTACCAGTTGAATGCGCGTGACTTCGATACGCCTTCAAATGGTTTCAGAGTGATGTAATCGGCAGATGTGAACTGGTTCAGACCCATCAGGTAGCCATGGAACGCAGGAGTGATGGCAGCAAATACATCGTCATCGTCCAACGCAAAAGCATTACCCAACTTAGTCTTGGCAGTAGTAACCAACGTCAAAGTTGCAGCAGCAGAAGCGCCCCACGTTACCGTGGCGTTCATCAATGCATTATGAATTTCTTCGTCAATCTTACGATTGATGACGTTCATGCTGGTTTCTTGCATGATTCGACGACCATCGCCTTGAGAGCTGAAGATGTTGAAATTGGTACGTTCTGGTACATCATGCCATTCACGCAACTGACAGGTGTACTGGTTAAGGTTATCGGCACGGGTCGGCAAATCGCCGTTAAGACCACGTGTTACTGCACTCGCACCGCCAGAATCTGCAACAAGGAATACGGCAGAATTGCCGCTGACCAACGCTTCGGTTGTTACTGTGTTACGAAGTAACGATTGGCGTTTCTCGAATCCTTTTAAATATTCCTGACGGTACATGGTTTGAAAAGCTGAATCAGCCATGTCATGTATCCTCAAATTAATAGTTAAGTTTGTACCGTTAATCCGAGTTGGCCGTCTGTCACTTCTGCGGGTTAGCCAACGAATTGGGGCCGCTCCGTCACTTCAGGGGTCGAGATCAATAAGCATCTTGATTTTACATAATAAATATTACTTATACAAGCTACTGCATTTTACTTTTAGCTTCGACAAGTCGTTGGTATTCTTGTTGTGAGTTCATATCGTTGTACCATTCCTTCGTTCCCATACGCTTCTCAAGATCAGCAATGCGATCATTGATAGCTTGTATCGGGTTACCAGTACCACTCGGCACTACCGTAGCAGCAGGATTCACCGTGCGCGCCACGTCAGCGAAGAAGTTCATCACCTCGGGTGAGTTAAACATCAGCCTACCGTCGGCCAGTCGTGAGTCCATGAACACTCCGCGCACTGACTCAGGCAGGCTGTTAAGCAATCCCTTCACCACATTGACGTTCATGTCGTAGTCGTGACGCCATGTGTCTCGAAGTTGACGTTCTGCTGTCTGAAAGTCGAGACCATCTTGCGTTTCTATCTCGCGCAATTGTTGCTCTTGACCTTTCAGCATCTGATTCGTCAGCTCACTCAACACAGCCGCAGGAACGTTGTGTTTGTGTGCAATGGGGTAGATTGAATCCATAATGCGCTTATCGGCTTCACCCAGGACAACACCTTCTTCCAGCTTCAAGTCGTATTCTTCAGGCTTCTGTGGGATGCCTTGTATCTCTCGGTAGGTCGCCAGTTGTTCTTCGGTTGGGTTCTCAGGCAGACCGGACTTGATCTCACCCGAACGAATCTTGTCCTGGGCATTGAAGTAGTTCTCAGCGAACGTGCCGAAGTCCTTAACACGTTTGAGCTGGTTCAGCTTCTTCTCGTCACCGTTAGCAATCTGCTCACGCCAATCGGCTGGTGCTGTCTTCCACCAAGGGTCAGCCGCAGCTTGTGTGGCTGGTTGTTGAGCAGGGTCAGGCTGCGCAGCGGCAGCAGGAGCAGGGTCAGGCTGCGCAGCTTGTGTGGCTGGTTGTTGAGCAGGGTCACCCGCTGGTGCGCTTAGGATTGTGCTGCCCGGTAAGTCATTACCTGGATTGAGTTCATTCTGATAATTCATCTAATTTACCCACTGGTATATTTATGTATTTCAGGATACGTTGACCGACAAATGCTCGTCCGTTTAAGAACGCTGTCTGGTCAAACGATCCTGGTATGTATAGCGCATCATGCGCACGGCAAAAGTCATTAACGATGACTTTCAAAGCAAGTTTTTGTTGGTACTCATTGGCCTCACCCCGGTGCAAGCACTGCAACGCAATCACTTCTTCCTTCGTCGGTGTGCGTGTCTGGGCGGCGATGATGTCGTTCTTGTTCACGCTGCACCTGCCATCGCTTGTGCAGCCATCTCAGCTTGTTGAGCTGCCTTCTTCTCCATGACGACCTGCGGGTCGTTCAACCAGTAGCTCGGCGCTCCTGTGCCTGCAATGGCCTCACGCAGCGCTGCGTCGAAGTTCAAGTTAGCTACGGCAGTCTGATCGAACTGCGCAGCTTCAGCCAGCAGTTGTGCAGTCTGATGGAACCGGTTCACCTTCTTCTCCTCCTCCGTCGCTGTCAATGGTGACTGGAATCTGAACTCCACGTCACGACCAAGTAACTCTTCAGGGATGTCATAGTGCGATCCGAACATGTTGTTCGCCATCATCAGGTCGAATGTCATCTCGCAGATCTGACCGTTGTACTCGGACTCGGCTGGCTGGAACAGTGGTAATGCCTCACGGCGGTACTGCTTCATACGTTCGGCTGTCTCGTAGGCCGTCATCTCGTGATCGGCTGGTGGCAGCGTGATCTTGTTCAGATAGAACGCCGACGCCAGTACATTCTTGATCTCACTGCGCAACTCTAACCCGATGGGAAACCCACCACTGTTCTGGAACAGTGGTCGCAGACCCGCACCCAGGCGCTCGTCATACTCTTTGTCCAACCATGTGATGCCGTCAGGTGATAAGTCAACGTCAGAGCGAACCGCCTGCATGGTAGCGATGACAGGTGGGCGGGCGTACCGCTCACCCGCTTCGAGCAGGGTGTGGGTCATGGCTTGCAGCGCACGAGCGTCAGGCAAGCCAGCTACGGTTGCTGGACTGTAAGCGTAGGGCGATCCCGCGATTGTTTGGAATCTCGGTACAGCATAGTACTTGTTGCGCAGACCGCGTAGCTCGATGATATGATTGTTCGTCACATCAATGAAGACGCTCACATAAGGGAACTGAGCATACTGTTCGTCACCGTAGGTCTCAGACGACATCACGATATGACGCACGTCCACCTCAGAGTAAGGCTCCTTGCGGGCCGCTTCAACGACCTTCGGATGCAGACGGTCAGCACCGAAGATCTTGATCAGGTCATCGTTGCACGGCTTCCACCGACGGGTAATGTCACCGACAGCCCCAGTCTCATCTTCACGCCAAGCCATATCGCGCAGATGCCAGTTACGATATAACAGGCCATTACGCTTACGGTTCATCTCAACACTGATGACGCACTGACCGAATGTCATAAAGTCGTGATCACCCTGCTTCACCGACTTGGTGAACGCCGCATCCCGCATGTACATCATGCGCTTCTGAACGTTACTCGCCCACTCCAACCACATCTTGACGTTCTGCGACATGTAAGTCAGGTCGGACGTGGTGATGCTAAACCAGTCACCATCACGCAGCATGGCGTGAACCGAGTTACCCAGGTCACGCCGCACCATAACCGGGTAGGAGTCGACAAGAGAGTCCGCCAGCTCAGCACCAACGTTGCGAGTGATGGTGAAGTCAGCTCGCTCGGGGTAAAAATGATCGGCCAGTGTCTGATACAACGACAGCATGGGGAACTGGTTCTTGAACATCCTATCGCTTAATGCGCGCAGATCGTCAATGGTCTTGGACATAATGGGTTATCCCAGCTTGTCTGTGGATGTCAGTAAGGTTGACGCCTTGCGTCTGCGCAGTTCTTCCTGAGATGGCGGCTCAGTCGGAACGGCTGCGTTGTCGGTGGCATTGTACGCCGGGGTATTCTTCTGTGCTCGCGCAGTGGTGTCAGCTAAGACTTTGGCTTTCTTCGCTGATACTAATTTCGACCACCCACCGCCACCCATGACTGACTTCAGTCCTGATGCCCCAGGCAATACACCTTTCATCTTACTTGCTAAAACTCGCTTCATAGTATGTTACCTTTTGGATTAGACAGGATGGTGCTCTTGCGCCCGCCTGTGGCACGCTGAGCCATCTTGCGGCGGTTGGCCAGGAGAGACTGCTCGTCGTCGGGTACAGGGGCGGCATCGGGTTCACCGGGTTGAGGTGGCTTCTTGCCCAACTTCTTACTGATATAGTTAGACGCACCCAATGTCATGACGCTTAACCCTTTTTTGGCTATGTTTTCGACCTTCTTACCCATGATGTTGGTTACCTCCGATCATACTTGCTTGCTTTCCGAGTATATGTCTTCTTGACAGGCGGCGTCCAGTCCTCGGACTTTTTACTCTGCGTCATGCTGGGGAACAGCTCGGCCAGCGCCCAGATCCAAGCGTCGGCTCTGTCAGGGCTGCGTAGTCCTTGGTAACCTGCTGTGGTCATGCCACAGAGTTGATCTTCCAGCTCGGCATAGTAACCCACGTGGTGCACCTTACCCCGTTGGTACAGCGTGCTGAACGGTTCTGCTCGAACGACCTTGCCTCGACTGGCGGTCACCTCCTTGTACGGCAGATCTGGATTGTTCGCCTGCAACACGGCTCTCACCATGTCACCACCAAAGTTGCTCTCACCGACCACGATGTCAGCGTTGTGACGCGCATAGGCATCGTTAACGATCTTGCTCCACTGCTCAGGTGAGTGCTTACCGCTAAGGTCAGCAAGGAGGTACGCCTTACCGTCGATGCCCAGTGCGCCAATGGTGATGCCCACCTCGTCCGAGCGCTTGTCCTCGGGGCCGGAGCAGCCAGACGGGTCTACCGAGATGACCACCCGCAGGAACTCGGGGATCTCACTCTGGCGACCCAGGACGCGCTGGACAGCGATAACTTCTTCGGTGAAGAGCTGACCGTCTGACTCATCTGCGAACTTACCCAGTAGGAAGCGGTTGCGCGCCTTCTCGTTGAGTGAGTCCAGCATGTTGATGTACTTGGCATCGAGGTTGTCGATGTTGTCCATCGGGTTGATGAGGTAGAACTTATAGTCTGTGGGATGCTTGAGGTCGCGCTTGTTCTCCGGGTTCTTGTTGAGGATGAACATGAGGTACGTCCAATGCACCTTGGAAGGGGGATTGAAGTCGTAGTACGCCTTGAGCGTGAGAGAGGAGGTCTTCTGTGCCAGTCGCGTAAGGGCGATGACGACGGAAGTGTAAGGGATCTGGCTACACTCGTTAAAATACAAGGTTGCGAACTCCATACCCAAGATCTTCTCGGTACGATCCTTGTCGTCCAGACCGACGAACCAGATCTCCGACTGGTTCGGCAGTGTCAGGAAGTTGTCCTGCCGGTTCATCTTGCACTTCTCCCACAGTCCTGGGAACGCCAGTCGCATCATCTTCGGCAGCGTGTCTGCGACGATGGACGAGATGAGTGCGTTAAGTCTGAATCGGAACACGGCGTGTCTGGAGTAGGGACACTTCATTGCCCGCGTGATGATGCAGATGATCAGCAGCGCGGATTTGCCGGAACGGGCACCCCCACCCAGGGCGCAGTGCGTGGCGTCCGAGGTCAGGGTATCGAGTGCTTTGTTCTGAGCTACGGTCAGACGGAAGCGGGAGGGGTCTACCGGTTCGGGTTCTGTGGTGGGCGGCAGGTCGAAGAAGCTGATGGTGTCGAGAGGGGTGTCGAGTAAGGATGAGCAGCACCCATCATCTGCGCTACTGTAGTCGGCAAGTAGTGCAGAGTGTGACGACGAAAGGTCGGTCATACGTTCTGCAACTTGCCGTCGATATGGATCACCACCTGCTTGTTAGTGTCGTCGTCTGGGGTATGTGCGTTAACGAACTTATGCTTCGCTACGATCATCAGCGCTGCATTAGAAGCGTTAAGATTACCCTTCGATCTGGCGAGAAGGTGGTTGTCCACCGCTTGCATCAACACCCACTCTGCCGTGATATCGGAAGCAGTCAGTCTGACAGAAAGAACATTCTCAATGGCTCGCTGGATGTGCTGCTGGCTTAGTAGAGTCGGCCCGTCGTTGCGCTTATACCCGGAGCGTAACGCAGCGGCAGAAGGATCGAACTCCTTCGTATACTCGATAACGAAATTCATCTCTTTGTGGGAGAGACCTAAACTGCTCAACTTGTCTATCATGGCTTCCACCAAAAAAATACTCACCCCGATTATAAACGGGGGTACGGGGTAACGCAACTGGGCTACGGGGAACGTAATGGTAGAGTGAGTCGTCAAAACTGCTCGGCTGTAGGAGGGGAGACACGATAGTAGAGTGAGTCGTCAAAACTGCTGGGCTGTAGGAGTGCTGAG